TGCTAGACCAGCCACCGCCACCGGCCCCGCCGAAACCTGCACTGTCATTGCCGTCAGCAGCACCGTTGCCAAACCCGGAAATGCTTGAGGTGCCGCCGCCATTGCCGACGTACACGCTGCCGCCATCGCCGCCGGGAGCGTTGTTTCCAGAGCTGGCAGCAGCGATACCGCCAAACCCACCCTCGGCTGCGACGTAGGCGTCAGTCACGTCTGGGCCGAACCATGTGTCGCCGCCGTCGCCGCCGTCGCCGCCAGAACCTGCGGTCGAGCCGGTGCCGCCAGTACCGACCGTTACGGCAACGGTGGCTGGTAGATCACTGAGCTGCATGAGGCGTTGGGAGCACGCACCACCACCGCCGCCGCCCGCGCGGCGAACTCCGGTGATGCCCTTGGCGCCGCCACCGCCGCCACCCCAGACGGTGATAAGAGCAACGCTGCCAAAGCTGGGCTTAGTCCAGGTGCCGTTGGCTGTGAAGACCTGCTTGTCGGAGCTGGCACTTGCTGTGCCCCAACTGGCGACGGTGCCATTGGTGGTAAGCGATTTGCCGGAGTTGCCGGTCTGGCTGGGCAGGAGAGCGGTGAGGGCGGCGCTGGCTGTGGTTTGGCCGGTGCCGCCGTTAGCGATTGGAGTGACGCCGCTAATTCCGAAGCCGGCGGGGTCAAGCGTGCCGATCGTGATCCAGGCGTTGTTGCTGGCGTTGCGGACCTTCCACAGCGGTGGAGACACGCTGGTGTCTACCCACGGCTGGAACGCGACTGTCGTGCTAGGAGCGCTGCTGCCGCTGCTCTGGCTGAACAGGGCAGCTAAGTTGTCGTTTATGTCGGCACGGACGGTGGGAAATCCTGCGTTTTGTACGTTCTGATCTGCTTGAGCCATCAGAGGGCACGTCCGTATCCAGTAGCAGTGTAGTCGAAGTTCTGCCCATCAGTATCGGTATAACCGACAACCCAGTAATCATCCGCCACATAAGCTGGGTTATTTGTGTTTTGGAAAGTTACAGTAAAGCCAGTGCGAGTAATTGCAGTAACGGAGTAGTAGTTGCTTAAGCCTAGGGAGCGGGGATTGATTGTGACAGTAGGTAGGAGGGTGTAAAGAGAATCGCTTGGGCTTACAGCTTGGTAAAAGGGGTAGTCGAAGGTGATTGGATAGGAAGAAGCTGTTGCTGTAAGCAGCGCAGAATTAGTGGTGGAGCGCCTGACTAGCTCGGCGGTGGCGCCCAGTTCATCAATGGCGATGCCGAGTCGCACGCTTTCGCTAACGAGGACAGCTTTGAGCTGCACAGCGCGGCCTTGGACGACGCCGTTGACGAACTCGGACCAGGGGCTCCAAGTGGGCGTACCAGCGGGATCGTCCGGGGTGGTGCGGATGTAAGTTGTGACGTTGATGCCGTCAGAGTCGCTGCCATCAAAATTGCCGATCTGCTCGTCAAATAGCCCGACTGTCGAGTCGAACAGGCTGGAGCTGATTAGAGGGCGACTTAGGATGCGGCGGCGTACTGCAACGTCATAGACATCGCCGAGGTCGAAGGTGTCGTAGAAGTAATACTCAGCAGCGCAATCACCGATGGCGTAGATGGCGTCCCAGTAGTCCACTTCGACGTAAGGGTCAGGGCTAAGGACGAAGGCGGTCTCACCTGCGTCGTAGGCGCCGTTGATGCCGGTGCCTTTGAAGGCCGGAGAGAGGTTGTGCTCTTCCCAGGTCTTAACGGTGATGCGGGACTCGAACTGAGGGAGGGTGGCCTCGACGGTGGCGGCGACGGTGGAGCGGTTGCCTAGGAAATCCTCAAACTTGAGGAGGTAGGTGCCGGGGAGGAGAGGGACTTGTTTTTGGGTAGAGCTGCCGGCAACGGCGGCAACAATGTTGTTACTGGCGTTCCAGTCCGCGTTGGCGGGGGTACGGGGGTCGTGGCGGATGATTACGCGACCGCCAACGCGCACATCGAGGTCATCCGACTGGTTCCAGTTAAGGATTGCGGTGTTTTGGTTGATCGGAACCAAGGTCAAGCCACTTACGCTGGCTGGTGGGTCGCCTAAGCCTTGAACGTCGTAGTCGGCAAGAGCCGGCTCGCTGAATAGAAGGCCGCTCGAACTGATTGAGCTGACTTGAACCTGATAGATGCCGGGCTTGGCATCGAGGATGTCGAAAGTGGTGCCTTGGATTGTTGTGGTGGTGAAGTTGTCGTCTTCGTGGCGGTACTTGACGCGGAAGCGCTTGATGCCGGAGGGGGCGTACCAGTGGAAGGTGATCTTGACGGCGACGCGACCGTTGAGTTCGTACTGGACTTCGCGGGTCGTACCACCGCTGGGGCGGGGGGTTTCGAGGATGGCCAAGCCTGTTGGCTGGGCTGGGATTGTGTTGAGTTCGGTGACGTCGCGCTGTTGCAGGGGCGAGCCATCCTCGATGTAGGCGTACTTGCTCTCGTTGTGGCTGAGTGCGGTAATTGCGTACTGCAGACCCTCCTGCTCCTGAACGCTTAGGACGCGCCAGGTGGAGGCTTCGAGGCTTGGGTGCTCAATCAACCAGAGGCTGTTGGGGTTGGGGGCGGCACTGAAGGGGCTGGTAACTGTAATTACGGCCCCGACGATGTTGGCGACTAAGCGGCGTTCGGCGCTGCCATCAGGCAGAATTACGTTGACGTAGGTTTGTGTGGTGTAGTTGAGTGTGGTTTCCTCGGTGTCGTCTACGGTGATTGTGGTTGTTGTGGCGGAGCTTATGCGGCCAGCTACGCGGGCACCAGCGCGAACTGAGTCGGAAATCAGGATGATCTGGCCGGGGCGGACCTGTTGGCCGGCATCGAGGCTGGAGACAAAAGTGCAGACTTCTTTTTCGTAGCGCTCGGAGTAGAGGAGCCAGCGGCCGATGCGGTTGGCTTGGCCTCGGCTGGTACAGGCGAAGGCGCTGACCTCGGTGCGGACCACCCCGTACTTGTCGATGCCTTCGGTGTCCTCGACGACCTCATAGGCGGTGTCGCGGAGGTTCAGGTCGAGGTAGCTGACAACGGCGACGGTGGGGCGTGTCTTGAGGCTGCTGCTGCTGTAGCTGAAGCCGTCTGGGGAGACATTCGCCTGGGTGAAGAGGTAGACGGCATCGGCTGGTGCGTCTTGTGCGACCGTGAGGCTGCCCAAGCTCCAGAAGGCTTGGCAGCGCATAATTGAGAGGAGGTCGTTGACGAGTTTGTAGGCTTCTTCGCTGGTCTGGATGGTGGTGTTGCAGCTGAAGCGAGCCTCTTGACCACCGAAGCCATCATCGACAAGTGCGTTGGAGTATTTGCTGGCGGCTAGGAAAGCCCACTTGTCGAGTTGGCCAATGTCGATGTGGTCGCCAAATCCGTAGCGGGTGTTGGTAAGTAAGTCCCAGAGAATCCAAGCGGGGCAGGATGTCCAAGTGGCCGCAGCAAACGTTCCATCCCAGATGAAATTAGTGGGGTAAATTAGACGGCCGGTGGTGGAATCTACGGTGAGGCCGTTAGGGATAGCAACTTTGATGCCTTTGACTAGGTAGGCGCGGGTGGGAATACTGTTAAATTGCTCGGCATCGACACGGAGAGCGACGAGAGCAGTGTTGGGATAGCGGAGTTTGGCCCAGATGATTTCGGTATAGCTACTCCAAGCAAAAGCGTTTTGTAAGAGGGTATCGGTGCTGTCAGCTGTAATGCGCGTAACTTTTATGTCTACGTTGTCACTGGGGCGGGGGCGTGCCAGCGCAATAAGGTATTCCTTGCGGTACTCGTCCGCTGTGCGGCCTGTAATTGTGTCGCTGATTACGGTGGTAAAACCGCCACCTTGGTATTGAATAGCGATGCTTAGTTGAACGGATGAGCCTAAGGTGTCGCCGTTCTTTTTGTTGATCTGCTGAAGCGTTGGAATGGAAATGCTTACGCGAACTGCATCTACTTCTGGGTCGGTGATAGAGCGTGTGATTGGTACGTCCTTGACGACCGTAATACCTACTGGTTTTTCGTCTTCAATGTTTGAGCTAAGTGGGATGTAGGTCTGGGCTTGAGTGCCGTTTCGGGTGTAGACCTCTACGTCTTCAAAGTTAAAACTGCCATCAGGATTCTGTAAAACGGTGTTGTTTAGGTATATGGATTTTAGGCCGTCCACTAAGCCTTCGATTTCGCCCTCGGAGATTAGGTCGATGACGTTGGCGTATTGGCGAGAGTCAAGGCTGTCGGGGGCGGTCTTGGGCGTGCGGCTGCTACCGCCGGAACCGCCTTTGCCTCCGCTGCCGCCACCTGCGCCGATCAGCCGGTGGGGCGTACCAGGGCGGTCGGTGGTCATGCCTTCACCTGCACGGTGTCTACTCCTGCAGAGATCACCACACTTCCGCAAAGAGTGCGTCCGTAGACGATCGGCACGGGTGTTCCTTGGCGGCTGGTCTGCTGGATTCCCGAGAAATTGAAGGTTTTGCGCGGGTCGTTATCACTACCAGGCCCCTGGGGGACGCGGGGGACGGGGGATAGGAGTTGCGAGATTCCGCCCAAGACGAGGGAGGCACCTACGCCTGCCAGAAGGGTACTGACTGCGACTGGGGCAGCAAGACCTAAGAGTCCAATAGTTGCACCGCCTGTGAAGAAAGCACCAGCAATTAAGGCAGCTCCGATAAGGATGCGGGATGCGGCGCCACCGGCGCCGCCGATTACGGGAATGATGTGGATGTCTTGGCTGCCGATGGGGTCGTGGAGTTCGTCAAGACTTAGGGCGTAGGGGCCGACGCTGACGTGGTAGTGCTGGTCCGCCATGTGACGTTCCAAGGCGGGGAAGTTGGCGACGAGGAAGCGGATGGCCTCGGCGGTGCTGGTGATGTCGGCGTGGAGGACGCGCTTGCCGATGAACTTCGCAAGGCTCCCGTACAGCTTGACCTTACGCAACATGGCGGAGTCTCCTACCTGTGCATTTTAGGAGCCAGCCACCGTAGAGGTCTCGACTGGAGAGGCGGCCTTGGAGGTGGTGAAGGACCGTTCCATCGCCGAGGTAGACGGCGCAGTGGTTGAGGCCGGGGGCGTTGATGGAGAGAAGGAGGAGATCACCGGCTTCGAGGGATTCGTCTTCGCTTAGTTGGCGGAAGCCGGTGGCGGCCCAGCAGCCGTCGAACATGGGGGCGGCCAAGAAGGCGGCGGGGTCGGTGGGGCGCTCCCAGTCACGGAGGTGGATGTCGTGCTCGGCGTACCAGTCGCGGGCCAGGGTCCAGCAGTCCTGCACGGCCCAGACCCAGCTGCGGCCGATCAGTGGGGCGCGGTAGCCGCAGGGATGGTACGTGTCCCAAGCCTCGGTCTTCGGATTGACGATGTGCCACGGGAGGCCGGACTTCTCGGCCGCCACCTTGTCGGCATCACTGGGGATGGGTGGGGTGATGGGGTGACTGTGGATGACGGCGAGGACTTCGCCGGCCGTCTCGGCAGCTGCGTAGTCCTCTGGACTAAGCACGAACATCTGGTCAGGCTGGGTGGCCAGGTTCTTGCAAGGCCAGTAGCGCTCGCGGCCTTTGATAATTACGAGCAGGCCGCACACCTCATTGGGGTCTTCTTGCTGGGCGTGCTGGAGCGCGGCAATTTGCCAGCTTGCCTGCTTAGGTGAGGGGTCAAGCGAAGTACGTTCCAACGCCTGGGAAACCTCCGAAGGGGAGGTCGGCGTTGGTGCCGAAACGTAGCTGGCAGCTAGTGAGGCGCTTACCACAGGCATCGTTGAGGGAATTAGGAATGGGTACATCGTTGACATCGAAGTAGGTGGTGCCGGTGTAGCCGCATTCGACTGAGCGGTACTTCCATTGGCAGCGGGTGATGCACTGGCGCTTGGGGGCGCGGACGCCGGCCAGGTCGAAGGCGCTGGCCAGCTCGAACTCAACGATGTTGCGGTTTTCGGCTGATTTGCGGTCAATGTAATACACCTCGCGGGGGAACTCAGCGAGGGGGTCGGCGGTGGCGTTGGTGCCGGAGGTGAAGTTCTCGGCGTCGAGGAAGCGGCTGAGGGTGCGGATGCGCGTGACTTTCGCTCCATCCAGGCCCTCGGGCAGTGTCAGGATTAGGGCGGTGATGGTGCCCAGAATGTTGCTGACGCGGAGGCGGGGGCGGGGGAGGGAGCCTTGGCCGTTGTACTCAAAGCCCTCAGCCTCGATCGGCAGCGCGGTGTAGGGCTGGCCCGCCCAGATGATGTTGGTGTTGAGTTCGCTAAGACCAGAGTGGAAGTAATAAGTAGCGTCAACGCCGTGCTGGACTTTGTTGAGTTGCAGTTGGAACAGCTCGATTATCGTTCCAGGGGCAAAGCCCTGGACAGCCGAAGCGATGACGCCGTAGCTGTCCGTGTTGACGTAGCCACTAAGCCAGTAGTTGGTTACGGCGTAGTTGTAAGCCGAGGCGCTGGCGGAGCCGCCGGTGCTGTCGGTGTCGGTGTAGCCGACGTCCCAGTAGCCCGTGAGGACGTAGATGGGGTCGTAGGCGCCATCGTTGTCCGTGTAGCCGTAATCCCAGTAGCCGGTTACGACGTAGGACATAGGAGAGGCTTAGTCGATTGCGACGTAGGGCAGCAGTGGCCTTAAGAGGTGGCGCCTTTGATGACTGCGAAGCCGATGACAATGGCTTCGGAGAGTGAACCGGCGGTTACGTTGCGAACGGCAATTACAGCACTACCAGCGCCGGCTTGAGCGTTGAGGGTGTAGGCGCCGTTCGTACCAGCGCTTACGTGGTTGAGTGCGATGATGTCGCCCGATGCCACGGTGCTGTTGGTAAGTGTGAAGGATACGGTTGTGTCGGCGGCGAGGGCGGCGCCATTGAGGGTGATTTGGCCGCAGCGCTTGCTGAGGGTGACAGCGGTGGACTTGCTGGTGGCTTGGGTTACGGTGCCGCCATCGCCGGTGCTGTAGCCAGCCTTCTCCGTGTTGAGGCCGGTGAAGTTGGCGTCAACTTCGGCGTGGGTCAGGGGGCTGCCCTTGCCAGAGCGGGTGACGATCGTGGCCATCGGTGGTGATCAGATACGGACAGTCTAGGGCTCGAAGACGCGCTTGAACGTTGCTTGGATGCTGTTGTCGTTGTGGTTGGTTTGTGTTATGGACCATTCGCTGCAGATATAGCGGGCTTGGGTGGCGGGAAGGGGGCTTGTCCAGAGGAAGGAGTCGCGGCCCCGGCAGCCACGGAGGAAGTTGCGGATGTCGGTGCGCTCGGCGTTGGTGCGGTTGTTGAGTTGAACGGACCAGGCCTCGGTCTGGGGGGTCATGCCCCAGTTGAAGCGCTGGGAGTAGCCGTCACCGAGGGGGACGATGCGGGGCCGGGTGTCGTAGTCCTTGCTGCAGGCGAAGTCGATCGTCCAAGTGAAGGCGGTGGATGGCAGGCCGAGTAGGGGGATGTTGGTGTCGGTGGAGACGTACTGCAGCTCGAAGGTGGCCTCGACGGTGTTGAGGAAGCAGGAGTCGAGGGTGGTTTTGAAGGTCGGGCAGACGAACTGGGCGGTGTCGGAGAAGGGGGTTGTCCAGGTGAACGGCTCGGTGCCTTTGCGGGCGACTAGGAAGTCGTAGATGTTGTTTCGCTCGGTGGCGGTGCGGGCGCTGAACTTGAGTGCCCAGGTGTCGCGGTAGGTGTTGATGCTGGGGATGGTGCGCTGCTCGTAGGTGCCGAAAGCGGTGGTGCTGACGACTGGAGCGGAGGACTCGGTTACCGGGTTGTCTGGCGTGTAGGTGAAGGTCGCCATGGCTTAGCGCTGTGCGAGGAGGCCGCCGGGGCGCTGCTGCTTGATGAGTTCGGCCTGGACCGCACCAGCGATGAGGCGGCCGAGTTGGGCGCCTTGGCCGGGGTCGCCCTGGGTTTGCATAGTCGCTCCACCCGCCTCGACGTTGACCGTGACGTTGTACGTACCCCCGCCACCGGCGATGCCGAGCTTGCCGTTGGCACCGCGCTGGAGCGGCACGATGGCCTCGGGACCGGCTTCGCCCATGAGTCCGAGGCCCGGAACACCGCCGTTGGCGTAGCGGAAGAGGGTGGGCTGGTTGACAATGCCGCCCATCGCAAAGGGCTGGATGCCGTTGGAGGCGAAGATGTTGCCGTTGGCATTTGCTGTGAACGTCTTAGATAAGTCTGGAAAAACCTGACTTTGGCTCGGGAAGATTGACTGCAGCACAGTCCGCAAAATTAGCTGCCGAATAATTACGCGAGCTGTTTCTTGCAAGATATTAGCTGCAAATTCTCGGAAATTAGCCGTACCAGTGGTTACAAGACTGAAGATTGCGTCTTCGATACCTTTAATACCGTTTTGTGCTAAGTCGGCTGTAGCACTTCGCAGGGTGCCGATGGACTCGATGTATTGATTTACGCCTTCTTGGAAACCGCGTCCAATTTGAGCGTCTTGAACGCGACGCAGAGCTGTGTCTAGCTTGTAGGCAGCTTCTGCGTTATCACGAAGAGCTTTTGCATTGTTTGTAGCAGCTATAGTTATACTGTTTATATTTTTTGCATAGTCTGTCTGTGTCTGTGTTCCTTGATCTAGCGCCGCTTTTTGTCCTTGTATGTCTGCCGTGAATTGACGGCGTAGTTTTAGAATTTCAACGTTGTAGTTAATTACAGCAGGATCTATGCCCAAACGTTGTTGCTGTAAACGCAGTGTATCTACTTCTGTTGCCTCTATAAGTGCTTCTGTCTGCTGTTTATAGGCTTTTGTAAGTTTATCTGTGTATATGATCTCTAGCAAAGGCAGTTTTGCTGCTGCGCTTTCCCGCAGCTGACTAAGCGCGGCTTCAGCAAATGTAAGTTGAACAACAGCTTGCTCTACATCTGTAGTAGCACTTATATATTGACGCATTTGAGAGACAGCTTGACCGCGCTGCCGCGTAGGCGTGTCTCCGCCTACCATTTGTCCAATCGGGTAGTACGGACTATTAGCAGAAATGTTTGGATTGCTGTATGCGCGTAGCTGCGCTGCAGATAGACCAGCGGCAGGAGCAGGTGAAATTGGTGTGTCTGAAATACCAGGAGCCATAAGTGAAACGCGCTCCATTGCGCGTGCATACCTCAGGTTCTGTAAGGCTTTCTCGACATCTGCTGCAGCGTCTTTTACAGGACGATTTATTGCTTCAATTCTTTGTGAGTATTCAACAGCAAGCCCATATGATTCGCGCGCTGCACCGCTGAGACTGGTTAGGAAAGCCTCTGCGGATAATTCTTGCAGTTCCTTTCTGAGTTCGTACTCACGTTTAGTTAGCTCTTGTTTTGCTTCAAATACTGTCTTAGCTAACTCTATCTCGTTCTTAGCTAATGTCATGTTTAATTGTTGCCGTTGATCGTAGGCTGCTTGGGCATCAGCAAGCGCTTTCTTAGCAGCATCCTCACGGGCTTTTTGGGCTTTATCTGACGAGGGCGCAGCAAATTGCGTGTCTATGCCTGTAGCGGGAGCAGGGGCTGGACCTGTAAAGCCGCGAGTTGCTTTTTCAATAGAAGCACTTACTTGGCTGTTTACATATTCAAGTAACTTAGGAATACCAAAAATTGCTGCGCCTGCTGCTAAGCCGCCACCAAGTATTGCGCCGGCTACTTTGCCGCGCATAGCTCCTGTACTAAGTCCCGTGATAATTGCTTGCAAAGATGCACGGGCTGTTTGAATAGCAAGAATAATGCGCTCTAAGTTAACAAGCTGGCGCGTAAGACTGATTATATTTTTTATTCCTGATGTAAACAAAGCTATATTAGATACTGCAAATGCGCCAGCTTGTGCGCCGGCTAAGGTGATAAGTACCGTTGAAAGGACTTTAATTGCGCCGCTTAGGCTTTTAACGATGTTAATTCCTCCTGAGAAGATTCTAAATAGACCTTGAATACCCTTACCAATTAGGCTCACTGTAACAACTACACTAGGGCCTATATCTTTTAAGAAACGATCAAACGCAGCTTGTAGCTCAGCACCTACTGGCTGTAAAGCATCGCCGATTGCTTTTCTTAAATTTTGGAAAGTTACATTTAAGCGGGCGCCTGCATCCTGACTTGACTTAGAGATATTTAATGCAGTGTTTCCATATCGTTTGCTAAGTTCTTCTAGAAACTTAGCAAGATCATTTAGACCTACCTGTCCTTCTTGAAGAGCTTTCTGAAGTTCTGGTCCGGTCTTACCTGCGGCTTTGGCAAAAAGTGTGAACGTGCCAGGCAAACGTTCTGCGATTTGGTTAAGTTCTTCTGCACTTACTTTACCCTTAGAGAATACTTGAGTAAGTGCCAATACAGCGCCGTCTACTTGTTCGGCATTGCCGCCTGTTGCTTTTACAGCTTCAGCCAAAGCACGGAAAGCAAAAGATGAATCGTTTACCGTTCCACCCGCACCAAGGACGGCTGCGCTGAGCTTAGTAAGATTTTGTACCGCAATTTCTTGTGGGATATTTAGATCCCGAGTAATTGCAGCTGACGCAGCTAGAGCTTGTCTATACGCTGTTTCGTCTCCTACAATGCCTTTTAGCGCGATCCTTAGTCTGTCAATCTGTGCCGCGTACTCGGTAGCGCCTGCCAAGGACTGACGGAAAGCGCCGACTTGGGCGCCGATGGCGGAACCGGCGAAGGCGCCGCCTAGAGCGGCCGGACCACCTCTAGCAAGAAAGCCGCCGGCTGCGCCGAGAACGCCGCCGAGGAGACCTTCGGGGCCGCCGAAGATGCCGCCTGAGATCACCGCACCAGCGGTCTGGGCTGCCCCCAGGCCGGTGAAGCCTTGACGAGCGCGGGGGCGCCCCCGCGCTTCGATCTTGCGGTCCAGGTCCGTAAGTTCTTTATCAACAGCGCGTAAAGCTGTGCGGTTATCGCCTAATGTATCTCTGAGTAGTTCCCATGCTTGGCGTTGGGCTCTAAGGCTATTAAGACTTCCATCTGAAGCGGCTGAAACTCTACGGATACTACCGGCTACTTCTTCGTAACTACGCTGCATAAGCTGGGCACTATTTATACTCGCTTGACTTGCAATGTTTCCAATGCTAGCAAATAAAGGACTTGCCTCAGGTACTGTAAGAGGACTAGGATACTGAGTTTTAGGTCTAATACCGCCGCTCAGTGTAAGTCCGCCAGGAGCAATCATAACTCCGGTAGTGGGATCTCT